TTGCAGCCAATCGTGACAGCGCGGCAGGCGACGGTCTCACCGTCATCCGCGAAGCCGACAATGTCACCGATTGAGACGCAGTTCAAAAACAGCGCATTGGTATCGACACCACCATCGCCGCCGGAGCTACCGGCGGTCGGATCGCCGGTCACGTAGAAGCCAGCCTTCTTGTAGGTGCCGCGCTGTTGGTTCTTTCTGCTGATGAACCAAGCGGAGACATGATCGCAGCCATAGGCCGGAGCTAGGGCCGTGCCGCCATTATACTCGGCAAGTCCCCCGCCCAGCATTCTGGACGAACAGCCCTCATGATCCGACCAACCGTCGTCACGACAATCGTGGCCGTAATAGTCCTGTCCGGACACGAGCTTCGCACCGATATGTCCGTTCAGACCGTCACCGATCAGCCCACCCCGCGACCCCGCCGCCGCACATTCGAGTGTGCCATAGCTCAGCACCGAATAGTCGACGCAGTTCTGCGCCGAGCCGAAGACAAAAAGCTCATCGACATGCGCCTTGCGGAACTTCCGTAGGTCGACGCCGCCATAACGGACCTCAAGGCCGAGGATTTCCACCTCGGGCGAGCCTTCTTGCTGCCCTCCGCTGAACAGCCCGGTGGTGCTGTCCATGAAGATATCGGCCGCTGTGCCGTCACCGCCACCGACGATCGAGAAATATAACCTGCCGGTGGCATCATCGATGAAGGCGCGCGGGTCGTTGTTGTCGCTGGCATCTATCTCATCCAGCGCAGCCGACAAGGTGGTCGCGACCGTCTTGACGAGCTTTGTGGCCCAGTGGAGCCGGTTGGCCCGCCCTCGATGCTGCGGGCTGCGCTCATCGGCCGGAATAACGGTGCGCGGGTCGGCCACACCGTCCTGATAGGCCCAGTTGAAGTTCGCATTGGTCGGCGGTGAGGTCAAGGTGGCCTCATAGACCTTCGTCCGACCGGAGGTCTTGGCGATGCCGGTCAGCTTCGAGGCGCAGTAGACCACCGGATAGTTGTCGTACCCGGTCGTGCTGCTGGACCGGCGGCCAAGGATGGTCAGCTTTCCCGTCACCAGTGCAGGCGAAATACGAAGCTGCGCCGCCGTGTAGATGCCGTAGAGCACGATAATCGTGCCCGCGCCACCGAGCTTGCTCAAAGCCGCCGCTGCGGTCGCCAGAGGAGCGGTGATCGTACCAGCCGCCGTGTCGCTACCCGCGGCACTGACGAACATGACGCCACCACCCGACGCCGAACCGCCGGAAACCATCGGTCGGCGGAAGGTCGCGTTGCTGCCCGCCGCGAGCATGAAGTCGCCGAACTTTAAGGTCCGAGCATTCGTCCCCGTCGTGTTCGTGATGTCGGCATACAACCACACGCTGGCTGTGTTGGCATGGAGCGGAATGCCCGCCTGACGCAGCCACTGCGGCGTGATGACGCCAGTCGAGGGCAGCGTGAACGTGACGCGGGTACCGCTGATCTCGGTTGCAGTGCTGTCGCGCTGGATCACGAGGACACGGCCCGTCATAGACGCGCTGCCACCGGCTACCGCATCGAACGAATAGACTTGCATGGCGAAGGAAAAAACGCCGCTCCCGTTGTCGAGGTCCGAGCGACTGATGCCGCCAAAGAACGGCCCAGATGCGCTGACCCCTGGAGCCTGTGTGATGCTCCAACACGGGCGCAAATCAGCGCCGAAGCTGCTGGGAACTAGCACGCCACTGGGGTCGTACACGTTGCGCATAGCCTTGGCGTCTAGTTCGTCGGCCGTGAAGCGATTTGGGAATAGCGCGGCGGTCGAGGCAAGGTTTTCCGGTGGCACCGCCCCTGCGACGAATGCTGTGGTAGCCACCTTGTTGCTGCTATCGCCAGCGGGACGCGTGATCGCGTCCCCCGCCAATACCTCGCGAGGCAAGCTGCTAACCGCACTGATGCGGGCGACGAAGGTCACAGGTCCACCGCTGATCCGTACTTCATACAAGCGGCCTCCGATAAGGTCGCCAGAGGCCAGTTGCGTCGTGCCACCACCATCGGTCAGGGCCATCTCGCCAAAGCCACCGATGTTTAGAGTGGCTGGCCCGCTGTTTGTCATCGCGGGCACGAGCTTGAAAATCTGGCCGCTGGCATAGCCGCTCATGCCCGAAGGAGCAGATGTAGTGACGGCATTGGCTGTGCCAGCTACACCCGAGAGGGTAAGGATCGGAGAGACCTTTTCCTGCGCAATGCGCGCAGACATGGCCACGCTCGCTGCCACCTCTCGCGGCAGATCGGAAGCGCCAACAATGCGGAAGACCGGCGAAAGGGTGGCGTTGCTGATGCGACCCACTATGGCCCGGTTTATGCGTAGGTCGTTTGCTTCAAGCGCCGAAAAATTCGATGTCTGGATCGGGATGGCTGCGAGATTCCCGAACTTGATCGTCGTGGGACCAGTGTTAGCCGATTTCGGGTATAGGCGAAACTGCTGGCCGCTGAGATATTCGGTCATGCCGCTGGGCAGTTCGACCGTGATCTCGTTGGCCGTGCCGTCGACGCCGCTCAGATCGATTACGGACTTGAAAACTTTATCCCGTTCCCCCACCGTCATGCTGACCTTGGTTTCGCCATCTGCGATCTGGTCGGCGCTTACTTCTTGCCGCTGGATCGCAGTGTATCCTGGCGCACCAGCAATCCTCTGATAGACCCAAACGGTTCCGCCATCGCCCGAATTGGGCGCCAGGAAATATGTGCCCACCGGAAGATCCGCCCCGTCGGCCGGCGTTGGCCGGTAAGAGGATGAGGAGAGCGCGCCGGACAACGCCACTTCCACGTCGTCCTGACGCGCTTCAACTGCTTCTACAGCAGCCTGGTTCGATGCCGCAGCTGCATCGATCTGTGCTTGAGTGCCAGGAGCTGCCGCATCGCCCTGATCCTCGTAATAGGGGGCGGCGTTGACGCGAAGAAACAGGCGCTTCTTGCCCGCATTCGGGTCGCCGATCGGCGCGATCGCGTAGAAGAGCTTGCCCACGGCGACCTCAACGACAGCCGTTGCCATGTTCATGAACATTGGCGCGCTGCCATCCTCGAACAGCGGAGCGGCCTGCTCGACCATGAGCTTGATCGTGCGGCGATTGGCAGCAGTGTAACCCATAGGCTCAAGGACCATCGTCGTTCTCCGTTATGGTGTGGGCGTGTCAGTCTGGTCGCCGACGGCGGTGCCATCGTCGTCAGAGGTGGGCCGCGTCGCCTTGACGCGCATGACTTGATCGTCGGACATCCATAGCCAGCCGAGCGTCGTGCCGCCGGCAACCGGGCGGATCGCGATCGGGTTTTCCCAACCCGAGTTTGTGACGATGTGGCCGTCATTGTAGATGATGAGCGGCGTTCCGACCGCGACGCCATCGTCGAACATGTTGATCTGGAGGTTGCCGTCGGACAGCTGATGGATCTGCGCCTCGAGCCCGCCGGTATCCTTGAAGTTGATCTTGCGCGCCGTGCCGTCCGGGGATTCCAGATTGACGTTGAGATCGCCCGAGGTGCTGCGGAACGTGATGTCACCCTCGGTCTCGAACCCGGCCGAGGGCGAGAACGGGATGTTGGGCGAGAGGCGACGCTGCGCCTGGTCGATAAGGCCGGAATCGATGGCGTTGTTGCCAACATTCTCCCACTTGGCGGTAAGCATGCCGGTCGCGCTGCCCGAGATTCGCACGGGAAAGCCGACACCAGTGTTGACGTAGACCGCGTGCGTCATCTGACGGGCAGCGCCCTCGCGGCTCTCGACTGCCTGCACATCGACCAGGAGCGGCCCGCGCTGGCCGTAGATCGTGACAGCCGACGACGCCTCCGGATGATCGGCGACGATCGTCCCGACATTCTCGATGTCGGCGACGACACGCCCGCCGCATGCCTCAAGGCGGACGCCCGTTTTTCGGCTCCCCGTGACCTGGGCCGACACGTCGATCTTCTTGAACCCCGAGCAGAACACGCCGTGCCCGTCCATGTCGTGGTTGATGACGGCATTGCGCACGACGGCTTGGTCGAACCCCGTGATGGTGAGTTCGCCATTTGCCGGCGTGATGCGGATCGCGTCCGTTGCCATCGGCCAGAGCTTGCTGACGTCCTCATAGGTGGTTTCGATGATGGCGCTGTCGACGATGACGCGGTCCGTGCCGGTGCTGACGATGTTGGACTGCCAGCATTTGGGGTGGATGATCGACACACGGCCGCGCTGGCGCTGGAACTTGTTATCGGCCGGCAGCGTGTACCAGTTGCCCGAGATCATCATGCCGCGGCGAAAATGACGGCGGCCGTTGATCGCGTCGGCGCTGTCTGTGTCGTAGCCGTCGAAACCGCCGATCGCGTTCGCCCAGTTCGTGGTGGCAATGACGGTGGACAGGCCGTCGCGGCCGTCGAAGATGTCGTTCATCGACACGATGTCGAAGAACTCCTCGTCCTCGCCATGCACTTCGATGTTGGGCCCGAGCGCCGTCCAGCCGCCGTCGCCGTGATAATAGTTACGCTCGCTGTAGAAGCGGGACATCGCGATCTGCGCGCCGCCCTGCATATTGTTGTAGATGTCGTTGCCGATCATCGCCCAGTCGTTGGACGTCTTGCCGAAGTCGAGCGCACCCCAGCCGAACACGGCATGGCCCCACCAGCCGTGGATGGCGCACTCATAGACCTGCAACCCATGCACGGCGCCGCCCGAGATGGCGTGGCCCTGGATCCACATGTTGCCGTCGGACGTCTTGGCGGAATAGGCCGAATAGGTCTGGTTTTCCTCATTGCCATCGATGTCGAGCCAGCGGAATCCGACCTTCGAGATCTTGTCGTCCGGGATCTCGTCCCAGAAGGGCACGTAGAACAGGCCGCCAGGGTTATGCTCGCCAGGCGCGGCGAGGAATTTTGCCCGCGACGTGCGACTATTGCCGCGCAGCTCGACGCCCGAGACAAGCGGGATGCGACCGCGCTTGAACGCGAAGGGCGCGTCCGCCAGCCCCTTTTCCTTGAGGATCAGAAAGCCATAGGTCGTGTAGTCGCCGCCGCAGACATAGACCTTGTCCGACCCGCCGCAATTGATAGCGCCAACGCCCCACGCCGCGGCATCCTCCATGACGTTCTTGATCGCGTCCGTCGTCGCGATCATGTCGGTGGGATCGGTTGAGCCGTTGCCTTTGGCTTCTTCCCAAAGGTCTATGCCGTTGTTGCGGAGGTAAGAGCGGGTGGTGAACACGGCGATCTTGACGCCGACGCCGCCGATCTTCTGCGCGGCGAAGAAGTCGCCCTCGGGCGTGCAGACATAGAAACCTTCGCCCTCGTCGACGTCGGCCGCGCCTAGCGCCAGGCTCTCATACCAGCCGCCGGCAGGGCCGCCGGTCGCGGCTAGGCGCTGGAAGAGGGCGGCTGGATCGTCCTCGGCGATCAGGCCTGCGTCCGCGAGCTGCTTGGTCGCGGAATCGCCGTCAGCACCCGGCGCGCCCTCGATCGAGACGAGCCACTCTTCCACCGTGCCAGTGAAGCCCTGCAGCTTGGCGAGCTCGTATGCGGAGAGGCCGTCCGGACCGTTCGCCACGGTGACCGACGTGACGATGGCGTCGTCCTGGTCGATGACGCGGATGACGGCGTTGAGTAGCGAATTGCCGAGGATCGCGTCGGGCGCGGGGAAGAGACGGATGCGGAAGGTGCGCGTGGACGTGTCGCCAGGCGCGCGGCCATAGACGAGCACCTGCACCGTCTTCTCGGTTTCGCCCGGATTGAACGTCACCGTGCCGGCGGCATCGGCATAGTCCTGTCCCGGCACGGCCGTGACGGCTTCCGTCTTCCACTCGACGCTGACGGCCTCGGTCGGGCTCTGGGAGAGCCTGATCAGGAAAGACGCGTAGGAAGAACCTTCGAGAATGGGCATGCGCGCAGCCTTTGAATAGGCCGCACCTCATGCGCGGGAAGGACGCCATTATAGCTCAAGTCCCGCGCCCTGAAAGGGGCAACGTGACACTGGTATTGCCATCGATGACGATCGATCCGTAGACGGTGCCGGTGCGTGTCGGGGTGAACCGGACTGTGAGGGTGAAGCTCTCGCCAGGCGCGACACGTCCCTGTGCATTGCTCGTGAAGCTGAACGCACCAGACGGGGCGATCGACTGAAGCGAGACGGTGTCGCTGCCGACGTTGAGCACCTCGACCGCGCGCGGCGCCGACTTCTCGCCGACGGCCGTGGCGGGAAAGGTGAGCGAGGCGGGGGAGAGGGCGAGGATAGGGCCGATACCGGCGCCGACCGCGTCCGCGATCTGCTCGACCGTGATGTCGATGATCTCGGCCGGCGTGGCATCGCCATGGGTGATGATCGCAAAGCGCAGGCGCCAGGTGCGGCGCATGTTGGTGCGCGCGATGATCTCGACCGTGTAGCGCAGCTCGTCCTGACCGCCGGTGAGCCAGAGCGCGATGCCGTCGGCATCATACTCCATGCGCCGGATCGCCATCTCCGGATCAGAGACGGGCGTGACGGTGCCCGACGCGGCGGTGACGAACTCGCCCTCGTCGAGATAGCGGCGCATGTCGATGACATAGGCGTAGACGACGGCCGCGTCCTTGCGATGCAGCTCCATCATGCCGGAGCCGCGATCGTGCACCTCACGATCACCGACGATCGGCAGCGCGTCGCCCTGAAGCGGAATCGCCTCGAACGGATCAGAAGAAGCGGGCGCGGGTTCGACTGGGGGCACGCTGCTGACCTCGCTTGCTGATGTTGAAGTTGCTGCTCTTGGCGTCTTCGAAGCGGGCACGGCGATAGGCGGCGTTGTTCAGATCGGTGAACGCCTGACCGGGAAGCTCAAGGATGCGGGCAAGCGCGCCGTCGGCGATCTGCTCGGCCCAGCGATCATAGAGGATGTCGGGTAGAGCATCGGCGTGCTGGGCCGGCTGGAGGAAGATGGAGAGCTTGAGCGAGCCCGCGGCATGCGGGTTGATGCGCACGCTGTTCATGTCCGCCTGCGAGATCTGGTAGGGATCGCCAGCCGCCTCGGACGTATCAATGTAGGAGACGCGCTCGAGCTTGCGGCCGTCGAAAGCCGCCTCCTCGATCTCGAACAGCGTCGCCTGCGGCGGCACGCACAGGATTTCCGGGGTGTCGTCGCGCACGGCGATGGTGTCGACAAAACGCCAGCACCGGGTTGCGGCGCAGAAGTCGCGCGCGGCCGCAAGGATCTGCGCTTCTGCCACCGGCTCCGGGCAGGACGAGGCGTAGGGCATGACCCAGCGCAGGAAATCGGGGATGTCGCGCATCAGTCAGCGCCCGTCCGTGCCGACTGGTTCGGGCTCGACAGGGCTTCCTGGTTGAACTTGATGCCGAGCGCATTGGCGAACTGCTGATAGTGGAGCGCGGCGCGCTGCGCGTTGCCGGCATACTGCGCGTCCTTTGCGAAGGCGCGATAGAGGACATAATCGACCAGCGCGTTGGCGTAGATGCTCTGGACGGTGAGCTCCACCTCATAGGCGGCGAGATCCTCGGCGTCGGTACCGCGCGCAATGATGATGCGGGCCGGATCGATCGCGACGACGACTTCAACCATGCCGGTACCGTCGTTGCCGGGATAGACGTAGAAGGAGCGGGTGTCCTCCTCGTCATAGACATAATGCTTGACCGTGCGGCTGTAGCGCACGTCGCGGCTGTCGTGCCAATTGCGGTTCTGCGCGTCGAGCATGTCGCGGGCGCAGATGCGGATGGCAGGGCCGGGATTGCGGCGGCCATCGCCCTCGACTGAGACGATGTTGCGGACGATGCGGAGCAGCGCGATCGCGTCGTCCGGCAGCGTCTGAAGCGTGCCGGCGTCTAACGGCATGACGCGATTGACGCTGACGGCGGACGGCTTTTGCAGCGCGATCTCGCGCTGGCCGTCCTCGAGCCACATGACGAGCTCGACGAGCGGCCAGCGGACGCTGGTTTCGTCCTGGATCAGGCGCCGCGCACGATCCAGGACTTCGGAAGCCAGCGCCATGAGATCAACCCGCCTTGTGCTCGGCGATGGCGGCGGCGATCTTTTCGGCGGACCAGCGCCCGTTGGGGCGATGGCCGATCAGTTCGTCATATTCTTTCGCCAGGGCCTCGCGGTCGAGATCGCCGGACGGCGGCGGGGGAGGCGGGGAATGGTCTTCCTCTTCCTCTTCCTCGTCGCCATCTTCCTCCTCGTCGGTATCGGAGCCGGCGCCACCCGCCGCGCCGGCTCCGCCGTCACCAGTGTCCTGCAAACCGCCGGCGTCGCTACCGGGGGAGTCCGCCTGGTTGGGGACGATGCTGTTGGCGGGTGGCGGCGGAGAGGAGAGCTCCGTCGGCACCCGCACGCCAGCGAGCAGGCTCGCGGGCGAAATCGGATCCTTGCGCGGTTCGGGCAAGGCAAAGCCGTCCAGATTAGCTTCGCCGGCCGCGATCTTGTCGATGAGCAGAACGAACTCAGCGGGTTCGGTCTGCATATCGGGAATGGCGCGCAGCCAGTCGGCAAAGGCTTCTGCGTCCTGCGGGCCACGAAAGATGAAATAGGCGCCTTCGATCACGGGCAATTCGCCGGCGGTCGAAAGCACGCTGCCATCGGCCGGGCGGAAACCTTCCTTGATGGCGAGCAGGGTAGCGATGTCGCGCTCGTCCTCGACTTCGGCGACGTGCTTGCCCTCGTGGTTGGGCAGGAAATGGTAAGTGCCGCCGGCGAGGGCGACCTTCGTGCCCTTGGGGCGATGGATGATGGATTCGATGAGCATGACGGGCTCCTTGCCGTGCGGGTGACGGGAAAGAGGCGGGAGGGGGGCAGCCCTCCCGCCTTCGCCTTACTGGGAGTAGAAGACGATCAGGGTCAGCTTCTTGGTCGCGTCCGCCGCGACCGCGCCGCTGAACTGCAGGCCGATGCCGCGCGCAGCCTCGACGGGCGCGACATTGTAAGCTGCTGCCTTGTCCGGAGATGCTACGGCATTGAGCGCGGTGGCGGCCGAGAACAGCTCGGTACCAGCCACGCGCGCGTCGTCGTCGGCGCCCAACTCGCCGGTCATGATCCCGCCACTGGCGGTGACCGCACCGAAATCGCCTTCCGGGATCAGCTTGTAGCCGACGATCTGCGCGTAGGACGGGAGAACGCCCAGCTCGAGGATCGCCGCTGCGGCCAGCGCTGCCGAGAAGGTGTGGCGAAACTTCACGGCGTGGACGGCGCCGGCCGTCTGAGGGCGCGGCGTCGCCGCCGTGCCCAGCGCGTGCTTCGAATGGATGATGGTTGCCATGTCGCCCGCTCCTTACGCAGTCGGGTTCTTGGCATAGGTGTCCAGCGCCATGACGCCGAAATCCTTGCCGTTGAACCGGGTTTTCTTGACGCCGATGATGGTGCCCGCGACGACGGTCGGCTCGTTGCCGTAGTCGTCGACCTCCTCCTTCCAGGTGAAGCGCAGGCCGCCGGCGGTGCCATAGGCCACGACGCCCGCCTGGCGGCCCATGAACAGGGCGCGTGCGGCGGGGAGGTTGGTACCAGCGCCATAGTCGCTGAAGCGGATGGCCGATTCATGGCTATGGAGCACGGCG